TAAGTTTTATATAAAGGGGGTTGCCCCCCTCTATGAATTAATATTAAGAATAGAAAACGATATCTTTACCATTTACATAGTTAAAGCCAATTTTCATATTAGCACGTGTACGGATGTAAGGCTCAGCTACTGTATCAGCCAAGTTTACTGCACGTAGGTCAGATGGATCACCTTCACCATCAAATAAGTAAACTAAATTATCTTTTAAAGTCATTACAAAAGTGTTGTTTGACATTCCTGGACAAAGTACTATTTTGATACCTAAGTAAGTAAGAGCTAAATCTTGAGTGATATATGCTTGAGTGTTACCTGCAGCAACACCTCTACGATAGATATTAACTAATTGTGTCGGTAAATAGAAACGTAAATCAGCAGTACGTGATGCAATAGAAGCAGGTACTAAAGCATAAGCAGCATCTAATTTAGTTAGCAAAGTAGCAAAGGTAGCTATTGCACCTGTACCACCATTGATTACTGTATCAGTTGGATCAGTTAAACCTGCAGTAAGAGCTACCTCATAACCATCACATAAAGCAAGTGAAGGAGTTAATGAAGTAGTATCACCTTGCCATCTCAAAGTCTCAATAGATCCATTGATAGAGTTAGCCATTTCACTCCAGTAGAAGTTCATAAAGTTAGCTACAGAGAAATCTCCGTTTGAACCTGCTGCCATTTGTAAAGATACAAAAGACTGTTCTAAGTCAAACTGACAAATTTGAGCCATGCTAGATAAAGCACAAACACTCATTAATTTAGCTGTCAATTCATCCTGTGGTGCAGTGAAAGCACATGTAGATGGTTGTAAAATATCACCAAAAGTTACTGTGCCGATTTTAACCTCAAACTTTACACCTGGTAAAGTACGAAAGTTGTCTACGATATCTGATGATCCTAGGTAAGCCTGAGCATAGAAGCTCTCTGCGTTGGGTGTAAGTGTAGCACCTGCACCATTGTTTAAGTCAAATCTTAATTTTCTCATTTTGTTGTTATTTGTTATTGTTAAATTTAATAAAGTTACTTAGTTTTTGTTGTGCACTCAAAGCCACAACCTCTTCTACCACATCCTCTTCACTATCTACAGCCATAGCATCTTCTAATTGTGCTTTTAGGTCTGCTATCATAGCTACTAAATTATTTACTTCTGCATCTAGTGCAGGCTTAACTATTGCTAGTATTGCCTCAGCATCCATTGCAGGATCTACAGCCATAGTCTCTTCTACTACTTCCTCCTCTTCTACTACTGTATCTTCTAGGGCTACCTCTTCTGGGGCTGCCACTACTTCAGCATCACGTATCTCAGTAATCTCTCCATCTTTTACGACATAGATTTTACCCTCGATAGTGTGCTCTCCATCAGGTAATTTGTTCATATTTATTTTGGTTTTTAATTGTGTTACCTCTTTTAATTTCATGCCTAAGTATCCCTCAATGCTGAAGCCTATCTGGTCATTATCTACTAAGTGATTATAGTACTCTACATCAGTGACCTGAGCAGTAACCATTAGAGTACCTGTAGGTACCTCAATACCGAATGATGAGTATGCTTTATCTTTTGTAGGGTTGTCTACTATCCACGCTTCAAGTACATAGGCAGGAACTGTCTCAGTAGTATCATGCTCTAGATTGAACAGGTCCTTATTAGACATATCCTTCATGAACTTAGAATGAATTTTCTCTATCTCCTCAACTGAAAATGAAACGTAATATTCTTTTCCATCCTCATCATCTTTACGATAGATCTCCATAGGTATAAGAGCAGGTGCAACAATACGATACTTAACATTATCCTTAAAAATCATTTTTTTAGCTTGACTATTAAAAGCCATACCCATTACTTTGATAGCAGGAGTGGATGTAAAAGCAATTTGTTCTATGCCTAAGTCCTCCCCATTTTCAGAGTATTCAGGATCTATAGTAATTTTGTATATTGGTAAATTATCTTTAGCCATACCTATATTATATTATTTGTATATTTGTAAAAAAATTATAACTATGATAACTATTTTAGGAAGGGATATCCCTAACCACCTTGACGAGCTGACTATAGAGCAGTTTGAAGTAATAACAGAGCTTAGTAACAACAAAGAGCTTGATGCTGTAGATAAGCACTTACAAATCTTTGCTAGCTTAGGCTTGGCTGAAAGTGAGTTCTATGATGTAGATGTGGCTGACTTCATTGAGTACACCAATGCATTCAATACTATCCCTGAGGTAGACTACCCTACCATCTCACAAATTGAGTTAGCAGGATACAGCTACACAGCTGAGTTAAAAATGACAGTAAGAGATACTAAGCTTATTGAGAAGATAGCCATTAACAAACCTAAAGGATATATCTCAGATGTATTAGCAATTTTCTTTAAGAGGGATGATCTTACCTCCACTGAACACTATGCAGAAGCTCACTTAAAACTTAAGGCTAAAATGATTAAAGAGCTTAAGGCAAATGTAGCTATTCCTTACTTGTTATTTATTACTAAAAAATTAGCTAAACAAGTTGAAGATGTGCCTACCGAAGCAGTGGAGTGATATCTCAGTTGAGCAGTTTATTGAGATTAGCCAAATAGACAAAGACCAGGGAGCTAATGGTTACAATAGTGAATTGATTTCTATAGTTACTGACATGACATATGAAGAGGTAGATGAGCTAGACCTAGATGATATGGTGCAGATGGTAAATGATATGAAGTGGTCAAACACTCAGCCATCTAAACAATATAAGCATGAGCTCCTAGGAATGAAGATAAAGCCCTTGTCGAAGCTATGCCTCTTTGAGTATATAGACTTAGATTATTATTTTAACGATAACTACCACACTAACCTAGACAAAATTTGTGCTATCCTATACAGGCAAACTAAAGTAAATGAATGGGGTGAGGTAGTACTGGAGACTTATGACTATGATATCAATACTAGAGCTGAGAAGTTTCTAGATCTACCAATCACAGATGTGTATGGGATAGTGGCTGAGTTTCTAAAGTTCAGGGAGAATTTTTTAGATGTGTATAAGAATTTGTTTGGCGAAGCTGAAGAGGAGCTAACAGCAGATGATAAGGCAGCCATGGAGCCTGAAGAGATTAAAGAGGTCGAGAAAGAAGTAAAAGAGAACAAATGGTCATGGGAGAGAATGATCTACGGCCTTACTGATGGGGATATCACTAAGAGTGAAGCTGTAGGAGCTCTACCCCTTACCTATGTTTTTAATATGTTAGGTATGAAAAAAGAGTTAGACATCTAAGGGGAAGCCAGGTACAAAACCTGCAGGAGGATCTAATGCTTCAAATGTGTATACTAATTTTTGATTTCTTTCTAATACCTCAACAGCTTCTACTAATGGATATTTTTTAGTAAGCCATTCAGTATACTGAGAATAAATTTCAGCAGTTATACCTTCGTTATAAAGTTCCTCAGTAAATTGTGCTACATAATCTCTAGGAGTAATTACACCACCATTCCATAAAAAAGCACCATTGTTAAGAAAGATAAAGTAATACATGGCTACTATTTGTATCTCTAATTTTTCAAAGCCTGTAATCCTTGCATTGATCCTGATGCTTTCAACTAATGTACCTTCACCATCTACTATATCGTTTCTTAATATCCTTTTAAGTATAGTAGCCATTCTCCTCCTAGTAGGATAAAGAACATTGAAATCTCCTGTGTTAGCGTATGCCATCTTAGTAAGTCATTAAGTTAAGCCTTGTTACTGTACCATCTTCTAATAGCGTAGAACATTGTATTGCTGCTATAAGGTAGTAAGGTGTAGCAAGTACATAAGCCACATTAGTCATAGCTCCACTAGATGCATCTGTAGATATAGGGTTAGTTGGTAGGTAGCATTGCAGTGAACTAATAGTGATATAGAAATCTCTAGCTACCCTTTGCATTTGCCCTGCACCTGTCATATTCTGAGCCTGGCCAATTTGTGTAGCACCCACTAAGCTGTTAGTAGTATTGATATAAAAACGTACATTGACTGTACCTGAACCTCCTACCTTTCTTACTTGCGACCTAAGCTGTAGTACTTGTGTAGCTACTAATGTATTAGCAGGTATAAGGATAGATGCACTAATGGTATTAGCAGTAGAATTGTTTACTAATATCCCTGCACTATTACCTACTGTAGTATAAGGACTTGCACCTGATATAGTAATATCACCACTGCCTAGCAATGAGGTAGAGTTAATTGTCTTTATGTTAGTGCCTGATACTAGAGTAGCCTGCTTAGCATTCAATGCAGTTTGTAAATCAGTCTGAGTAGCTAGCACACCTGTGATGCCACCCCATACAGCACCACCCCCACTAGCCCCTGCTATTATCTGAGCTCCTGTGATAGTGTTATTAACTTCCACCCCACCAATGATAGAGGTGCAGTCTAGTAAATCAGTTGGCTGTAAATCGCCTATATGTGCTGGAGCTGTTTGCCTCCAATTACCCCACCATCCCATAGCTTAGATTGTTCTGCTTTCCCATTCTTCTATTACATTAAGGCTATAATTACCACCTAAGCAGTTTACCACAAAATCCTCCATATAATTCTTAGAGTTAGCAGCATCACCACCCTGAGCTTCTAAGATATCATACATTAGACACTTAGAGTGATTAGGATTAACTGCATAGTATTCAGCTATACCAATGAGTAAGCTAGTGTCATCATATCCTGTTACTCCTAGATTTGTTGCTATTTGTTGTAGTACATTGTTTGCCATAACTATATTATATTATCAAAGTAAAATGTTTATATTGGGACAGCACAATCAGTCCAGTCATTAACTGTTAGTGTGATACTCATCTGATAACCTGCAGCGTAATCTAGTAGATCATTATTGAGGGGTGTAAAGGTAGGCATACCTACCACATCAAAGTCATAATCTGTGCTATCAGTAAAATATACATTGAGATCGCTAAGTATCTGCTGAGTATCACTAAGTATAGTGATGATGTTAGCTCTATCCTTTTGGATGATGTCATAACAGTAAATATCAAAGGTAAACTCAGTAGTATTTTCTGTAGGTATTACTCCACTAGGCACAATATACACCAGGGGATACTTCTCATTCTGAGTAGCAAAGTTATAGAGCTGTTCTTTGAAGTCAGTGCCTACCTTAAACACTTGCTTATGGGCTGTATAGAATGCTATTATTTTATTGGTTATTGCTTGTAAGGAATTCATAGCTCTGAGTTTTTGTTTATCATGTTAATTTTTTTCTGAACGTTTGTTATTTGTGTTTCTGATACCACAGCTGTAACCATCATATTACCACCACCACCTGAACTATCACCTCCTGCACTCATAGTGTTAGCATTGTTAGATGAGCCAAACAGCTGAGCTGCCTGAGGTATCATAGTGGCTGTATTGCTACCACCACCAGTGTCTCCTCCACCAGTGTCTCCTCCTCCTGTTACAGGGGTAGATGGTGATGTGAGTAGTTGCTTAGCCTTAGCTATGTTGGTAGCTATTTGTATTACTCCTGAAGCAAATTGTGCTATACCTGCACCTCCTCCTGTTACACCATTCAATGGGTTAGTATTAGCAGCTGCTACTAAAGCCGATATTGCCTTAGCAGTGTCTATACCTATTTGAATGAGAGCACTTGCCTTGTTGAACTTTTCAAGTTTCTTTTGATCCTTAATGAGCATCCCCCCTAAGTTAGTCAAGCCATCAACTGTATCCTTAGCAAAAGTTAGCTTAGCATCTCTTACTTGTTTCTCTTTTTCTATTCTTTCAATAGCAGCAT